AGGAAAGAAAGCAGGAATCATTGTTTTAACTGCTGAAGGTAAGATTGATTATCGTGTTGGTACATTCTATATTCCATCAAGAGAAGAACTTGTGGGCGGATGGTGTGAAGTCTATAGAAAAGACAGAGAACCTGAACGTGTAGAAGTATCACTTGATGAATATGTTGGTAAAAAGAAAGATGGGACAGTTAACGCTCAATGGAGTGGTAAACCAGCAACAATGATTAGAAAAGTTGCAGTTGCTCAATGTTTAAGAGAAGCTTTTACATCAGAATTCCAAGGAATGTATGTTCCTGAAGAAATGGGTGTCGAAGATACGACAAGCAACTTTGTTGTAGAAGAAACTCCTCAAGTGCATCAAGCAATTGAAGCAACTACTGCACCAACAATGCAAGATATCATCAATGAAGAAAAACAAGCTGAACCAGTTCCAGTTGATGACTTTGACCCAATGTCAATGTAGGAGGTAACAAGATGCAAGAAGAATACGTTATACTTCCTCGATCATTTACAAACACGAAAGCCTATAGAGATACTTATTCTCTATGGACTTTCACTTATCTATTGTTCAATTGTGATAATGATGGGCATCTAGAATTGAACATTAGAAATCTAGACTTGCCAATCAGTGAAAATAAATTCAAAGCATCATTGAAGAAGTTATATGATGAAGGATTGATTTATGGTGATACACAAGGAAATCATAGAGAGATCTATATAAGTGATTATCAAGAAAAGTATGTAGAATAAGAGGTTTAATCAATGGCTGAAAAAGAGGTAAAGAAAGGGTACACAGGATTTTCAAACGAGCTGGTGAATGATCCTATTATTAAAAATTCAAAAGCATGGACTCTGTTTTCCTATTGCCTCTTTAAGGCTTATTTTGATGATAAGTATGGAGAGGCAGGAACCTTTACAACCACACAAATAGAAATGAGAAAGAATTTGAATTGGGACAATAAAACCTTAAAAAAATTTATGGAATTCCTAAAAAACAAAGGTTATATAGATTATAAAGCAACTCCTCAAAATACGTTTATAAAGGTGCTGAATTATAAGAAGTGGCGAGGGTATTAGTATAGGAAAAATTCCTACATGGTATAGGAGAAATTCCCATACTGTATAGGAAAAATTCCTACACCCCTTTCTATATATAAACAATATAAACAATATAAACAAGAAAAAACAAGATAAAACAAGAGGGGTGTGTTGCACACTCACAGATAACAATCCTTCGCATACGACATTGAAGATTGCTATATATAGTAGCGCCCCTCCATTTAGTGAAAGGATTAGTTAAATTTGGAAAAAACGGAAATCAAAAAGATTTTGAAATTTTACAAAAATCTAAATCCATCAACACAATTAAATATCAATGATAGAGAAGTTATAGAAGTCTGGTGTGATGTGTTTATGGAGTACTCATATGAACAGGTAAGAAATGCTATTGTAGCATTTTCAAAAAAGAAACCTTTTGCTCCAAGCATAGGAGAAATTATTTCTAACATAGAAGTTCCAGATTACACAGTCACCAAAATTGAACCTTATACAGTAATCGTTCAATTTGAAGATGAAGCTTATGGAAACTTTCCATTCAGGTTTTTAACCTCAAATGAAGCTAGAGAGTATTCTCAAATATTTAAAGAATGCAGTTACGATAAGGAGTCAATCAGGATATTGCATGAGCAACATGTCAGAGAACGTAATAGCGGAGTTCTTACATACAGGGGAGAAGCAAAAGCAAGATTGGAAATGAAATTACAAAATCAAAACAAAGGAAACAGAAGATATGATAAACAGAGTGGTTTTAGTTGGTAGGATGACACGTGATCCAGAACTTAGAAGAACTGGAAGCGGGGCTGCAGTATATGATTTTCAAAGCAACTTGCTATTGGATGATGAATTAAGAGAATTTGGAAAGGTTCCTTATGAACTTTCTGAATTACCTAACGGTGATTTGATGCTCACAAAAGCCGATCATTTCAATTGTCAAGATTCTTATTTGATAGCAGTTAAGCAGTTCTTTGAAGCAGTAGGTTATCTTTCAGAAAAAGTATCAACAACAGAAAAAGGAGATCCTTATCGAATTGCTAAGTTAACTGAGTCAACAGGATGCTGGCTTTCTGAATTTGATAACAAGATTTTAGACAAATTCAAAAAAGCAAGACTCTATATGTGTGATAGAGAACGTACTACTGAATTTGAATCAATCGGTGTAGCTAACGGTTGGAATCCAAATTATTTAGCTGTCTATGATGAAGTTGAATTGAATGGTGGTCAAACAACAATCTCAATGACAATCTATTTCAATATCAAAGATGATCCTAAACACAATGCATATGATCAACAGGAAATGGAGTTTGTTCAACAACCTGCAGAATATGATGTATTTGAAGATATGGATGTAGAAGAACCTGAAGTTGAAGTGGTAGAAGATGATTATCAAGAAGAGGAACAATTGGATGCACTTCTTGAAGACACTGTTGTTCCAGAGGAATTAGAAGATGATTTCGACCCAATGCGAGCTTAATCTTGGAATACAAGCGAACTACAAGAAGTTTTGGTTCACTGTACCAGGAGCAATCGTTGGAAAAGGCAGACCGAGATTTACTACGCAAGGAAAATTCGTAAGAGCGTACACACCTAAAAAAACAAGGGATTACGAACAAAAAATAGCAATGTGCTATCGAAAAACTACTAGTTATCAAAGTGATAAAGCGTTGAGGGTGAAGATATTTGCATACAGAGAAATTCCTAAGTCGACCACTAAAAAATTAAGAGGTTGGCTATTAGATAAAACGTTTCTATGTACCGTTAAACCGGATATCGATAACATCATAAAAGTAGTTTTGGATGCACTCAATAATGTGGCATATTACGACGATATTCAAGTGTGTGAACTGGTTATCATTCGTGAATTTGCTGAAAATGAATGTTTAAAAATATGTCTAGAAGAAGTTGGCGAAAGAAGGCCAAAATAGGAGGATAGAATTATGGGATTGTTTGATTTAGTTAGAGAAGAACAAGAAGCAAAGAAAAAAGCTGAGGAATCAGCTAAAGAAGATGTAAAAGATACAGTTGTCAAAGAAGTGAAAAAGGTTGAAGAAGCACCAAAAGAAGCTGATCAACAACCTGCTCCAGTTGTAGAAGCTAAAAAACAAGCGACTGAGGAGGTAAAACAAGCAGTAGAACAAGCAACTGAAATTGCAGAAGAATCTAAAAAAGATAAAGAATATTGGAAAAAGAAGGTAATGAAAGATGACTAAATTTGAATTGGATCTATTAAAAGAATTCTCTGATGATGGATGTGGTGGAGATTACTTTGATGAAATCAGTACATTAGTTGGCATGAGGATGAGAGGCTACTTTCAAGATGCCGAAGATGATGAAACCATTGATGAATTGATTTGGAGGTATGAAAATGTTGACTAAAGAAAGATATATGACTTCTTTAGAAAGTATTGCTGATTACGCTTATAGTGCCAACATTGGCCCTAATGGCATTGATGTAATCAGTCGTGATTTTAATGAATTAAAGGAATTAATTGAGGAACATTTCACTCCTCAACCTCTTAAATTTGAAGAAATAAAAGTTGGGATGTATGTCTGGGATAATGTATATGAATCAATAGGAAGAGTTGATAGAATTTTAACTAATTGCAATTGTAGAAGATTGCATAATAGATATAGTGGTGGAGGGGATATAGTCGATTATGAAGAAAATAGATATTATCCAATTCAAATTCCATGGGAAGGAAATAAAAAACAATGGGAACGTACTATAGAAAGTTGCAAACAGTAAAACATGCTTTGCAATACTATATCACTAGACCAGACGCCAGTGAGAAAGATTTAGCAAGAGAAAAGAGTTTATTGGAACGTATCGAAGATGAAGTTGAATATTATCAAAAAGCGTATCACATTCAAAAAAAAGAGGAGCGATAGACAATGTACATTAATCTATTCTGGTGCGGAGTTGCTGCAACTATCCTTGTCGAGTTGGCAGGGATAATCGCTTATGCTATTTATCAAGATCATAAAAATTAATAATTATTTAGGAGGATAAGGGATGAATTTTACAGAAGAAGAAAAAGAAACAATCAAAGAAGTTAAGGATTATCTAAAAGAGCTGAGAAAAATCAATCTAGAAAAGTTTTCTTTGAGTTTTGAAATAGAGGACATCCCAAGTCCTCAATCTATAAAATACAGTGATGAAATGCCAGGAGGTTTTTCAAAACCTAAAGGAGAACAAATCACTTCTAACATGTTGCGTAGAGAACTTCTAAATAAGCGTGTGGCGCTATTTAATCAAGAACTGGATAGATTTATGCCATTGCTCTATTTACTCAATGCAGGGCATAGAAACATCATTAGAACGTATGTATGTTCAAGAGGATATTCTGAAATGATTAGAACGCTTGATGAATCATACTGTATAAGTGTTTCAACTTACAAAAGAGAGTTTCCAAAAGCATGTTTAGAGTTGGCTAAATATCTTGACATGGAACACCGCCCATCACTTGAAAAATTGAATAATATTTTTTATGAAATGATAGGCGATAAATAATAAAATTTGCACATTTTTTATTATAAAAACATCAAAATTATGGTGTTTTTTGTGCTTTTGTATTCCTTTTGCTCATGTGTCTGTGATACAATATGAAGCGATATGAGACAATATAAGACAAAACAAGAAATAAGATCACATAATTTTTAGTATAATTTGACATAATAATTAATAAGTATATTGTATTATATGAATATAAAAAGAAAGGAGTTTGATCATGAAACTTCACATAGAAAATTTTGCTAAAATTGCAAATGCCGATATAGAAATAAATGGAATTACAGTGATTGCGGGTGAAAACAATACTGGTAAGAGTACAGTTGGTAAAGTTCTGTATAGTATATATTCTGCTTTTCATGATATAGATTTTAAAGTAAAAGAAGAAAGAAAAAAATCTGTAGGGACTATTTTATCTTCCTCAAATAAATTTAGAAGAGAACTTTTTGAAGCTTTTGATGATGAAGATAGTGAATTACAAATAAATGAAATAATCAAAAAAATTAATGATATTAGTCAAAGTAACGAAAATGATATTGAAAAGTTTGATTTACAAGTAAAATATGATTTAGATGACAGTAATATCGGTATTTTAAAAAAATATCTTTCTTTCAAGGAAGAAACATTGCTGTCTTTAGTTGTTGAAAAATATTTTGAAAC